CCGGCCCGACCTACCTGCCCCGCAAATCGAGGGCGCTCGACAAGCTCCAGCCGGCCCAGCAGTCATGGGGGGTCGCGTGAGCAGCCTGGTCGAGATCGTCGAGGCGCTCGCCGCCGCGCTCGAGCCGCTCCGCGAGGAGGTCCCCGACCTGCAGATCTACCCGTACTGGCTCGCCAACCCGACGCCGCCCGCGATCGACATCTACCCCGGCGACCCGTTCAGCCACGGCACCGGCTTCGGGGCCGGCCATGACGCCTGCTTCTTCACCGTCCGCGCCCGCGTCACCACCGCCGACCAGGATCAGGGCCAGCAGGGGCTGCTCGCCCTGATGGACACCAACGCCGCGACGTCGATCGAGCAGGCATTGGTCGCCGACCAGACGCTCGGCGGCGTCGTCGACTCCGTCTCGGTCGGCGAGTCAGACACGCCGGGTGTCAGCGGCTACCGCGTCTACGTCGAGGACGCCGCAGCGAACGGGCGCCTACTCGGCGCCGAATGGAGAGTGGAGGTACTCACATGACGACCTACAAGGTGACCGGCTCGACCGCCTTCGCAGGCCACCAGCCCGGCGAGACATTCGACGCCGACCTATCCGACGAGGAGGAGGACCGCGCGTTGGAGCGCGGCGCCATCCAGCTCGAAGGCAAGCGCACGTCCAAGCCCAAGAAGGAGGAAGACGCTAATGGCTAAAAGAGTCGCCCTCAAAGACTCGGTCAAGGTCGACGCCACCGACCTGAGCACGTTCGCGCGGGCGGTCACGTTCTCGAGCGAGCACGCCCGTATCGACGTCTCCGGGTTCAACGCGACCGGCAGCGACGAGTTCCTCGCCGGCGCCACCACCCAGTCGGTGACCGTCGAGTTCTACAACAGCTACGGGGCAGGCGAGGTGCACGCGACGCTCTACCCGATCCACAAGAACCGGACGGTCATCGCGTTCGCGTGGCGGCCGGACCAGACCGCCGTCGTCGGCGCCACCAACCCCGAGCTGCGCGGCAACGTCCAACTGCTCACCTACAACCCGGCCGCCACCCGCGGCGACGCGGAAACATGGTCGGCCGAGTTCACGGCCGCAGACCCGGCAGGGCTCGCCTACTTCACCACCTGATGGCGTCGAGCAGGGTCATCGGCTACACCGAGTTCATGCGGGCGATAGCTCGCGCCGGCAAGGACGAGAAGAAATATGTGCGCGACGTCTTCCGCGAGGTCGGCAACGTCGTCCGCGCCGACGCAGCGGCCAGGTTCACGCCCTACGACGAGAAGACCGCCCGCGGCTACCGCGTCTATGTCCGCCAGCGCGGCATCGGCGTCGAGCAGTCGCTCCGCAAAACGACGGGCGCCCACCCCGAGTTCGGGTCGCTGCAGATGCGGCGGGCGCTGCTACCGGCCGTCGATGACGCCGAACCGTTCCTCGACCGCGGCATGGAACGGGCGCTAACCCAGATCGAGCGGCACTTCGAGGAGGGCCACTAATTGGACTGGCTGATCATCGAAGGCGTCAAGCCGTGGGACGGCCGCTACGAGTTCGACCTGCTCGACGCCGAACTGACGACCCGCGAATGGGGCTGGATCAAACGGCATAGCGGCTACCTGCCGCTCACCGTCGACAAGGGATTTGCCGGGGCTGACGCGGAACTGTTCGCCTGCTTCGCCGCGATCGCGCTCCGCCGCGCCGGTCGCATCCAGGCCGAAGAGGTCGACGCTGTCTTCGAGCGGATCGCCGACGCCCCCTACGGGTCGACGATCCGGATGGAATCCGACAGCCCCGCCGTCGAGGATGATGCCGGCCCCCCGGCATCAAGCAGCAACGGGAGCGCGCACTCTTCTGGGCCCGCTTCGACGACGAGCTCGGAGATCTCGGACGGCCCCCCGAACGGTTCTGGGATGCCCGACTCGGATTCTTCGGGGTCGCCGTGGGCGAGGTCGGCGACCTGACCCCCGCGCAGCTCCTCGGCTGCGTCGACCTGTTCGCCGCCATCCACGGCGGCGGGGAGGAGTAGATGGCGCGTCGGCTCGGCGTCGAGCTGTTCCTCGACGACACCGCCTACCTGCGCGGCCTGCAACGCTCGGCGAAGGGGACGACCCACTTCGTCAAGGAGGTGGAACGCGCCGGCCGTGGCGCCGCTGCCGGCTCCGGCCTGTTCCGCGGCTTCGGCCGCTCGATCGCGTTCGCCTCCGGCGGCTTCCTCGCGTTCGAGTCCGGCGCCGCCTTCCTCCGCGAGTCCGTCGACGCCGCCCGCGACGCCGCCGTCTCGCAGCGCGCGCTCGCCGCCCAGATGAAGGCGTCCGGCCAGTCGTTCAAGAACAACCAGGAGCGCATCGAAGAGGCGGCTCGCAGCTACAGCCGGTTCGGGTTCCAGAACGACGAGGTGATCAAGTCGCTGACCGTGCTCGAGCGCGGGACCGGCTCGATAAACAAGGCGCTGCGGCTGCAGCAGCTCGCCGCCGACCTCGCCCGTGCCAAGAACATCGAGTTGTCAGCGGCTGCGCTCTCCGTCGCCAAAGTCTTCGGCGGCCAGGAGACCGCCCTCCGCCGCGCCGTCCCAGGGCTGCACCAGTCCGCGCACGGCTGGGACCTGATCGCGCTCGCCCAGCAGCGGCTCGCAGGCCAGGCCGCCGCGAACACGACCGTCAGCGAACGCTTCCAGGCGACCCTCCACGACACGCAGGAGATCATCGGCACGGCGCTGCTGCCGACCTTGAACCTCTACCTGACCGGCCTCAGTAACTGGATGGCCGACGCGAAGAACGTCGCCAAGCTGCAGCGGAACGCGAACGCCGCCGCGAAGGCCGGCGCCGGAGTCTTCAACGCGCTCGCCGGCGCCGTCGGCCTCGTCGCTGACGCCTACGGCAAATACCAGGACATCATCTCGCACCTGCCCAAGGCAGGCGGCCTGCGCACGTTCTTCGGCGGGACGCTGCTCGACCAGGTGAAGGAGGAGGCCGCCCGCGCTCGCAAGATCAGCGACTATTTCACCGGCGCGAACGACTTCTCCGGCGGCAAGGTCCCCGGCGGCGGCGGCGACTTCCCCACGCCGCCCGGGATGCGCGGCCCCACCGGCGCCGCTGCTCCTACCCGCCGACCGCGCAGCCTCGTCGGCCGGTTCAACCTCGCCGAGCTCCGGCTCGCGCAGGCCCAGTTGACGAAGACGCAGGCCGACGACCGCCGCATCCTCGTCATCGAGGCGGCGATCCTCGAGAAACAGGTCGCCGGCGCGACCAAGCTGAAAGAGAAAGTCGCGCTCACCCAGCAGCTTGCCGGCGTCCAGAGCCAGATCCTCGGGATCGATCAGGCCAGCGCCGACGCTCAGAAGCGCGCGACCGAGGCGATCAAACGGCAGAACGAGCTCCTGAAGACGCGGGCCGCCGCGATCAAGTCGGCCGTCCTCTCCAGCCTCGACCGCCACCAGGCCGGAGTCGAGAACCAGCGCGCCCTCACCGACGCGCTCGCCGGCCTGCACACCGCGCAGCTGCTCGGCGGCAAGGGCGGCATCCGGCTCGCCCAGCGCGGCGTCGCCGACGCCCGCTTCGCCATCCTTCGCGCCGGCCTCGAGGCCGCCCCCGCGACGTTGCGCGGCGGCAAGTTCACGCTCGGCAACACGATCACCGTCAACGTCCACGGCGTCACCGACCCCGCCAAGGTCGCAAACCAGGTCGTCAGCATCATCCAGCGCCGCGCCCGGCATACGACGACGCAGTCGCGCGGCCCGACCGCCGGCGGCCGCTGATGGCCGCCCCGCAAGGGGTCAGCCTCGCCCCCGACGACTACGCGATGGCCGCAACACCGGTCTGGGAGCGGATCGACACCGCCTACAACGTCCAGACCTGGACGATCGACCGTGGCCGCCCGAACGAGATGAGCCGCACCGCGACCGGGACAGCCCACATCGAACTCGTCGACCGGACAGGCGACTTCGACCCGACCAACCCCGGCGGCCACTTCTACGGGCGCCTCGACCCGGGCGTCCCGATGGGCCCGCTCGTCCAGGCCGCCATCGCCCTCCAGAACCCTGTCAGCCACGCCTGGTCGACGCTCTACCGCGGCTTCGTCAGCCAGATCCAGTGGTCGCCCTACCAGACCGAACAGTGGGCGAACGTGACGATCGACCTTGTCGACGGGCTCGCGGTCATCGCTGCCGCCGAGATGCCGCTGCCGCCGCTCGGCAACTTCGGCGACGACTACATCGACGGCAACATCGTCTTCGACGAGGACCTCGGCACCGACGCCGTCCAGACCAGGATCAACAACGTCCTCGACCGGATGGGCTGGCCGACCGCGCTCCGCTCGATCTTCACCGGCAACGTCAAACTCCAGAAGACGGTCTACGCGCCGAGGACGCCGGCGCTGACGGTCATCCAGGACGCCGCGGATGCGGAGTT